CGTTAGTTAGGCGAATGAGTTACTGGGCGCCACAGCCGGGACCGCAGGCGCGGGCGGTGATCTGCCCGGCGGATTTCATTTTGTACGGCGGGGCGCGCGGCGGGGGGAAGTCGGATTGCGCCATCGGGCGGCAGATTGTCGGCGCTCAGAAATTCGGTAAGGACTGGAATGGTCTGATGATCCGCCGGTACTACAAGGATTTCGCCAAGATACGCCAGCGGTGGGACCAGTTGATTTCAAGCGGGCTCCCCGCCGTTCGCGTGGGCGGCGATTCCCAGATGAATCATATCCGGTTCACAAACGGGGCGCGCGTGACCATGGCGGCCTTCGAGAGCGTGACGAAGGCGGATGATTACCAGGGCCACGAGTTCACCGAAATCTCGTTCGACGATGCCGGCACAATCCCCTACATCGGAGGGCTTGTGCAGCGGCTCAAGGGTACGCTGCGCTCTCCGGTTCGCGGGGCGGCCGGCGCCATGTTCATCACGGCAAATCCCGGCGGGCCCGGCCACTCCTGGCTCAAATCCACGTTCATTGATCCCGCCTCGCCCTACGTGGTTCATCGGGACGCGGCCGGGTTAACGCATGTGTTCATTCCGGCGTACCTGTCCGACAATCCCATTTTGGACGACAACGATCCGCGGTATCGCGCGATGCTGGAGTCCATCACGGACCCCGTCCTGCGCCGCGCGTGGATCGAAGGAGACTGGACCGCGTTCAGCGGTCAGGCGTTCGATTTTTCGGAAATTTACCATGTGGTTGACTCGGAGCCCGTGCCCGAGCACGCGGCGCTTTACATGACGTTCGACTGGGGATTCGGTAAGCCGTTCAGCGTGGGCTGGTGGTGGACGGATGCCGACGGGCGCCTGTGGCGGTTCGCGGAATGGTACGGCTGGAACGGAGTGGAAAACGAGGGGGCACGGCTTTCGGACACGGAAGTGGCGCACGGCATCAAGCAACGGGAATTCGATATGGGCCTCTCCGGGCGCGCCATTACGCGACTGGCCGGGCCTGACTGCTTCGCCAAGCGGCCGGACTACAAAGGCGGCGGGCAGGGACCCTCCACGGCGGAAACCTGGGCGACCTTGGGCGTTCATATTTCGCCTGGGGACCCGGCGCGCGCCATCAAGATCAGGCAATTCCGCGAGCGGCTGCGGGTGAAGAAGGATTCCAACGGGAAGATGATCGAGCGGCCCATGCTGGTGGCCTGCAAGACCTGCAAGCATTTCATCCGCACGATTCCGACGCTGGCCCTGGACACGAACAACATGGAGGACATCGACACGGACCAGGAGGATCACGTGTACGATGAGGCGTGCCACGTTGTGATGGCCCGTCCGATGCGATCCGTTGAAGGCGAACTTGCGCCGGTTCAGGGCAGCATGATCGAACGAGCTTTCGGGAGGGCTGGACTATGAAGTGCATGTGCATCACGGATAGGTTTGGTCACAGATTGGCGGTGTGTCCGCTCCATAACGGAAACTACGAGCGCGACCGCGTGGAGATCATGGCCATGAGCCGGGCGCGAAACTCCAGCGCGCAACGCGCGTTTGTGTCGAAAATGAGCCGCGCTGAGCGGTTGGCGTACCGGCGAAGAGTGCGAAAGTCCAAGATCCAGGCCGCGCGATGAGCGACAAGCCCATTGCCTGCCATCCGCACAAGCGACGAGACACCAGGCAACTGTGGTTTCCGTCGGGCAAGCAGGCGGAGTTCTACGTCCGGGGGGCGGTGGCCTGGCCCGTGGCGGCGGATCGCGGGTTCGCGGTCGTGGCCGGCGTGGAGTGCGAGTCCGGGGTGTGTCATATTTTCCAGCAGCATCCGTTTTCGACCATTCCGCATGTGACGCATCCCGACACACAGCGCATCGTCTCCCGCGGGTTCGGGCCGTGGGCCGGCGAGATGGCGACGGCCTACGGCATCGAGCGCTGGCACGAGCGGCACCCGGACGATACGCACCGGCTATGGTTGCTCCAGTTGCTCCGATGGCAGCCGAAGGCGCCGAAGCCCGTCTTCGTCCATGTTGCGTGGGATTCGATCGAGGACGCGCTGGCCACGATGTGGCAATGGTTCAACGCGGGCCTGATCGTGATCGACAAAAGCTCGCCCATCGAGGGCGCGATGCAGCGGCTTCACGGATCGCCCGGCGCGGTGGTGGACCCGGACCCCGTCCTGCGCGCGCTGTTGACGCTCTTGACGGGGCTCACGCTCTACCCCTGGCGGCGGCGGACCATCGAGCGCGACATCTTCGCTGCTTGACGCGGCTACAATCTGTGCCATTATCCCGCGCGTATGGACGCCCTGCGCGACAACACGCTTCCGCACCACCTGAAATGCGTCCTGATGGACGCCTGGAAGCAGCAGCGCCAGCCGCTCGAAACCAAGTGGGACCGCAACCTGCAAGCCTTCCGGCGCATGTCGAACAACGTGGATCCCGAGTTGATCCCGTGGGCCAAGGACGTTGAACGGCATCGGCCGTGGATGAGCCTGGCGTGCTCGGACGTGACCAAGACGAAGGTGATCGCCGGTAAAGTCGCGGTGACGGACATCATGCTGCGCGGCGGGCGCGTGCAGTTCGCGCTGCTGCCCGACGATCTGGGTTCCAGCGTCGTGCAAGCCGCACCCACCGAAGGTTCGCAGCCGGCTGAAACCGATGTTACCGAAGGCATGTTCAACGCGATCCAGCGGCAGCTTGAAGGCTGCGATGCGGAAGGCGAACTGGGGTCCGGGGTTCTGGATGGGGCGCTCTACGGGTTGACCTGGACGAAATACTACGTCCACAAACTCCGCGATGAGCGGTACGTCGAGACCGCGCCCGCGTCCAACGTCTTCGCGTTGCAGGCCACGGAACAGGACGCGCCCGCGCTGGAGCGCAAAAGCCCCTGGGCCATGTATTGGGACATGGAGAGCGACGGGCCCCGGGACGGCGAGGGCGTGGTCGAGGAGGATTACCTTTCGTGCGACCAGGCGCGGCAACTCAAGAGCAAGCCGCTCTACATCGCCAAGGCCATTCAGAAGGTCGTGGACGGGAAGACCGGATACGGGTCTTCCGGTCAGAACGCGGCGGCCGCCACAACGGACCCGCCAAAGCGCAGAAACCTGCAAAAGCTACGCCGGACCATCTGGCGCGGCGAATTCTGGGCGACGGTGCCGCTGAGCCTGGCGCAGAAGAGCGAGCGCGACTTGATGGAACACTGGGGCCTTGCCGAAATCCCCGGCCTCATCGAGTACCCGGATCCCGAATTGGCCGAGGATCAGACGGCGGACGATGTGCTGGTGGATGTGATGGTGACGATGCTGGAGGATGAGATCGTCCGCTATGCGCGCGTGTCCAAGGCGGACCGGCCGTACTACCTCTGCGTATGGGAGGAGAACCCGGACGGCGCCGGCGGGCTGTCCGTGGCGGACAACGTGGAGCAGGAGTTTCTGTCGCTGACGAAAGTCACGCGGGCGCTGCATGACGTGTTGCACATGGTGTCCCGGCTGACCTTCGCCGGCAAGCGCTCGAAGATCGACGGCGACCTGAAAGTGGTGGATCCCGGCGACTTCATTGACCTGGCCGAAGACGCCCGGAACGTGTCCGAAGCCATTGAGCAATTCGTGGTGCAAGGTCCGGTGGCGGAGCTCATGCGGGCCATGGAAATGTTCCTCTCGATGGCCGACTTTTCCAGCCAGATTCCGCGCGCGCAGTCCGGTCAGGAGAATACGACGCCCCAGACGTGGAGCGAACTGCGCGAGCGCCTCAACCGGGCCAGCACGTACATGGGCGACGTGTTCCGGCACTACGACGAAATGATCGAGGACATCATCCGGGACTTTCTCACGTTCAACATGGCGGACAAGACCTTGCCCGTGAAGAAACTGTCCATGCGCGTCAAGGCGCTGGGCTTCGCGTCGTACTACGACCGAAAAACCAGACTCGCCAATATCTTCGACCTGATGGATCGCGTATTGAATTCGCCGGAACTGGCCCGGCTGTGCAAGGTGAGCCCGCTGGCGCGCGAGGCGTTCAAGCTCACGGACGTTGACCCCGATACGATCCTCAAGACCGCCGAGGAATTGCAGGCCGAGGCCGACCAGCAGCAGCAGTTGATCCAGGCGCAGCAAGCCAGCGCGAAACCCGCCAGCGGTCAGGACATCCAGACCAGCATGGCGCTCCTGGCCAAGCTGCGGGCCGAGGCCGACCGCGCCCGTGCCGATGCGGAACTGAAAGCCGCGGCGGCTGAAGACAAGAGAACCGACGCGTCCATCAAGAAGGCCGAAGCGGTGGCGGCGCTGACGCCTCCGGCGCCACAACCATCTTCCAGAATGGAAGCGTTCGTTGGGGGCCAGCCCGTCGTACAGCAAGGAGCGTGAGATGCGGAAGTCGATTACTGCAACGCGGGGCGAAGTCCAAAGACTGGCGGAAATCTTTTCCAAGTGCGCCAACCCTCCGAAGTGTGACCACGACGACGCGGACCAGTATCGCAAGTTCAAGTATGCGTGCGGGCGCAACTGGCAACTGTGCAACAGCGTGGTCAACGAGACCGCGAAACTCCAGCACGCTTGCCTAAAGGAGATCCCCGGCTACAACGATTTTCTTGGCAAACGCGAGCAGGCCATTCTCGCGCACGCTGAAATGGAGACTGACCAGAAGACCGGCAAGCAGAAGCCCGTCTTGATGCAGGACGAAAACGGCAACATGAATCCCGTCCTGAAACCCGGCGTTGAAGCGGAATTGAAAAAGGCGCTTGATGTTCTCGACGCCGAATTCGCCGGGCCGCTGGCGGACCGGCGCAAGCAAGTGGCTGAGTGCAACGCGGTACTGGAGCAGACCGTCACG